TTCCTCCATTACCATTCCACCATTAGCCATATCTTGTCTTCCATCTGCTCTAGCTTCTGCTTCTTTCATCATAGACATTAATCTGTCTTCTCCGATTTCTTCAGTTGCTTTTGCAGTAAAGACAAATTCTCCATCCGATAACCTTGCAGGTATCGAATCGGATATTCCAGTACCCGGTCCTTCAACAGTTCCAGAGCCTGTAAATTCGGTTGCACTCTCGACTACTTGGTCAAATATCTCGCTTAGTTTTGCATCTTTCTCGAGAGCTCTATTTAAATAATTCTTATCTTCATCATCTAGTGTAGACTCTACAACATAGTCTACATATTCTTCTTCCATTTCTTCATCAGGAAGCATTTCTGAATTCATTTCTTTTGCTTCTATTTTAGCAGGAGATACAGAAATTGCAAGTGCATTCATCTGGTCGTCCATTGTACCACCTTCTGCCATCATAGGTCTTTGGTTTACTTCAAGTTGATTAGGATAACTAGGTAAAGGATTTAAAAATGTCATTGCATCTTCTGTTCCTGTTCCACTGCTTTCTATATTATCTTTTGTGTAAACATTACCAAAGAGTCCTTTCATACCTTTTGGTTTTCCACTTCTAACATTTTCTTTCATTATTCCTAATTTTTTCATGATACCACCTAAAAATTTAGGATTACGTTTTTCTAAATCTTGAAGAATTTTAAAGTCTTCACCACTAATCTTGCCATCTTTGTTAGCATCTAGTTTTTTTTGTTTACCTTTTAAAGGAGACCCACCACCTGCTTTCCCTTCTCTAGCTTGTGCTTCTTGAGCAATTAGTTGTTTAGCTAATGTAGTATATAGTAATTTATCACTAATATTATCTATAACAATATCTGTGTTTCCTCGTACTGGAATAGATGTAGCTTTATCGGCAAAATTCATCATACGTCCTGCTAAACCATATTTTTGAACTCGTTCATCAGCAATTATATTTTGTAATTCTTTATCTTGAGATTTAGATAAACCTTTACGAACATCATCGTACTCATCATTAATTGCAATTAAATTTTTTAAATATTCACGATACTCTGCCATTAATCTCCCTCTCTATCTAATGTTACTTTTACTTCTTCTTTAAGTTTACTCAATGTTTCCACTAAAGCCCACTTCCCCCGGTTGAGGAACAATTCCTGTTCCGATGTTGCCACCACCAGACCCTGTACGGTCAAGTTCCTCTGGTGGTTGAGGTGCTCCTGTAGGGCTTCCCATGCCTGTGGGTGGTTGACCAGTGGGAGCAGTTTCTTCGCCTGTTGTTTGCTGAGCATTTTGCATTCCTATAATTTGGGCAGCTATTGCAGCTTCTTCCGGACTATTCAAAATTTCTTCTGGGTCTAGGTCGAGACTGAAAGCTAGTTCACTAATTAACTTAGACATTTTAACAAATGGTGCAATAGCAGGATTCTGTGCAGTTTGCAAGAACATAGTAAGTCTTTGTGACCTTACTTCTTTTTGCATTAGACTGGCTGTACCCATTGCTTCTATTTCTAAGTCACCAATAATATCTAAATCTTCTTCTATAAATTGCATATTCCAATGGAAAAAAGCTTCTCCTAATGGTTTAAGCAAAAAGTCGTCAATGTTTTTTATAACTGTTTTAATATTTAAACTTGATGCACCAAGTAGCATTGACATACCTGATGCAGTCCTAGTCATGCTCTGTACTCCTGTTTGCCCATGAGAGTAACTAGGTATTCCAGTTTGTTCGTCTGCAAGTTGTCTAAACTTGTCAAACATCATCATGTTTTCTGTAGCTGTGTTTGGAAACTTAATTCCATGAATAGACTGACCCGGCATTCCTGCTTGTCTACGGAATATTTTTCCGGGATATATATCCATTGATTGTCCACCTACTAAAGCAGACTCGTCTACATCAAACACTAATGAACCTGACAGTGCTAAATTGTCAATAGCCATTCTAGCATGTCCATTCATAATCTGTTGAGAATCTAACATGTTTTCTGGTACACCAATACCAAAAAAACTATATGGATTCTTTTCATACGGAAATGCATGATATGGTAGTGTTGGAGGTGTAAATGGATTTACAACTGCTCTTAATAAAACAGCACCACACGTCCATGCATTAATCTGTACTTCATCTAAATCGTCTACTGTGTCTGGTAAATCAATACCAACTTCACGAGCATAGTCTGCATCCATGATTCCCCAGTATTCTAGTATTTCATATCTATCTGAATAATCTGTTTCGCTTCTATCTTCGTCAGCAGTTATTTGGTCTTCAAAGTCACGAGCTTCATAATTCGGACCCATCTGTAAAACATTTCTAATAGCATCTTTATCAAAGTAAGGCATGTTACGTAAGTTACGTACTTGACTTCTATTAAACTTATGTCGATGCACAATGTAATCACACTCTTCCATTGTAGTAGCATTTGGGTCAGGATAAAAATCCCAACAACTAACAAACTCTACTCTTGGAACTCTAACATGCGTAGGAGTATAGTTTCTTCCTTCTTCTCCTTGTGTCCAACGATGTAATGTTTTATTAAAACTAAATGGTCCTTTTAAGATGCCTGTTCCAAGCATAGCTGCTTCAAACAATGAATTACGTAATTCTGATATACCATTAGATTCTTCTAATTGGTCATGGATTAATTTTTCCATATTACGTGCAGCTATTTGTGCAGGATTAATAGTAGGGGCAGGTATAGCAGAACTTCCTTCTGTTAAAACTATTTCTCCATCTGCTCCTACATAGTTGTCTTCTAATGAAGATAAAAAGTCTTCTCCACTAACTAATGTAGCTCCTGCTTTTAAAACTTTACCATCACCTTCAAAACCTACATCTAGAGGATTGTCTTCAAACTTTACTTGTGATACATCAATCCCACTTTCTACATAAGGTCCTTCAATATTAACAGGAGCTTGATTTAAATTTATATGAGCTTCTTTAGCTATGCCCTCTGGTAATCTTGTTTCTTTTACAGAAATAGGAAACTGTCCTGTACCAAACAAAACATCTATAAGTTGTCCATATGCAGCTACAGTTTTAGTTTTTGTAACTTTAATAAAGACTCTAGATTTTTCTGATTCTCTAAACCTTACACGCTTGCCATATAGACCTCTAAAGTTTTGATAAGACTGTAGCCATCGTTCTTCATCACCTTGTCTTGCTCTTTCAGCATCTGCAAAACGACTTCTAACAATACCTACTAAGTTTCTACTCTGGTCTTCTTCAAGCTGTAAAGTTTTGCCATCTTCGCCTTCAACCTCTTCATAGATGTTGTCAGCGTTTAAAAATGTATTTTCTTCCATATTAATATCCAAAAGTAGAATCAGAAGCTTCAAAAGTACGTTGTTTTAAACGTATCATATCTGAGATAGGGTCTGACATTCTAGGTCTACTCATTATTAAATACCTTAATGCATCATATGCATGGTCCTGTGCATGTGTATCTACATCCTCAGGATTTGTTTTTGCCAAAGGTATACTTTGTAATTCTTTAATTAGATTAGGGCAAGTGTTAAATATTTGTAAGCGTGGTCTACTTTCTGGATTTGCTTGTTTTAAATATTCGTGTATTTGCACTTTACCTGCTATTCTATTTTTATCTGCTCGTCTAAGCTTATGTCCTGACTTAATTAAAACTTCACCTATTGTAGGTCCTGTATAGCCAGTTCTTGCCCATGCTGCAGTATCTAACACACCCGGAATAGAACGATACTCGTCATACTCTCGTTCTGTAATCTGTGCTCCGAGTGCTTCTCCCGTAAGACCTTTTTGATAAAGTTCTCTATATATGATGAGGGTCTTATCCTGTGGGTCAACAGCAGCCCAAAGACAACAGCTTTCCGAAGCGTAGCCATAGTCAATACCTTTAATTCTTTCCCAATGTAAGGGTATGTCAAAAGGTGTTATGACATGAACTGATGGGTCAAATTCTACGAAAGCTGCTCCTTCATTTACTTCCCAGTTACCTTCTAATAATTGTTTTCTTTGGATTGGAGGTAGTGAAAGGAGCATACGTTCATATTCACCATCTTTAGCTAAGTAAGGATTGTCTGCTAACTTAGCCGGAATAAACTTTCTTGTTAAACCATCAGAACCAATAAATGATTTATTAGGTTCATCCGATTCTAAATATCTTTTCTTTACCCAGTGTGCTCCAACACCACCCGGGTTTGCAGTACAACGTAAATAGGTTTTAATACTAGGGTCAGTTGTTCTTAAACGTGAAGCTAAATAGTTCCAACCGAACTCAGTTGGTAAGTGGGTAATTTCATCAAACCCTATCCAACTGTATGCTTGACCTTGATACCTATATACGTCTGCATCTTTTTCCAAGAAACCAAATTCTATTTTAGCTCCACTTGGAAAGTTCCAAACCTTTTCTACTTCTCTAAACTTAGTTCCCGGAAAAGCTTTGGGATATAATTCTCTACTCTTATCTATGAGTTCTCTCAACTCTGGCATAGACCTTCTAAGTATTAAAGCTCTATGTCCTTTAACGTGGCAGTAACGCAATGGGTCTATTAACATTGCAAAACTTTTACCACCACCTGCAGCACCACCATAAAGAACGTCTTTTTCGTCTGCTGCTAAAAAATCTGTTTGTGGTCCTTCGTTTGGCATAAAAGCAACAAACGAATTAGTTTCTTCTAAATGAGCTTGTACTGAATCAGCTAAAGTAGTAACGTCTGATTCTGTTACTACCTTCCCCTCTTTTGATACTGTGCGTTCATCCGATGCGTTCTCAAACTTACGGACCGTTGTTTCTTGTTGTCTGAGTATTTGTTTTTTGGACCGTAGTTTCTTTTCAAGTTTTTCAACTGTCCTCCTCTTTGAAGTTAATGACTTTCTGGCTGCCATTTTCTTCTTTTGTTTAGAAGAATAGGCATATTTGGATTTAGAACCTTTTGGTCTTCCTCCCTTCTTTCGAGGTGTTCCGTCTTTGTTAAGTATAAGGTTGCCTTCAGAATCTGTCAAGTAAAGAGTTGAATTTATTTCTGTCTGCTTCTTCTTGTCGTTGTCTGTCATACTTCTTATCTATATGTTTTTTTAAACCCATTCGTGAGAGTTTACGGTTAGTACTTGCTTCGAGCCAATCAACTGCAACAGCTAAACTAATCTCGTCATTGCGTACCATTTCTGATACAACATTTAAAGCTTGTATTTGTTCAGGTACAGGTTTTAAGTAACCTTCTACTTCATTGTCAATTTCATATCCAAAAGGTATGGTTGACGTTTTTCTTTTTATATATCCTTCTTTCATAACTGATTGTGATGTCTACGAGCTAATTTGTTTTCCCAATCTTCAATAGCTTTTGCAATACTTTCTTCTGCTAACACAGAACAATGTAGTTTAATAGGTGGTAGTTCTAAAACTTCTGCAATGTCTTTATCTTTAATTTGCTTTGCTTCTTGTATAGTTTTACCTTTGAGCATATCTACAAATAATGTAGATGATGCTATAGCAGAACCACAACCATATGTTTTAAACTTAACATCTTCGATAGTATTGCCATCTAGTTTAAGTTGTAACCTCATTACATCACCACATGCAGGAGCACCTGTCATACCTGTAGCTACGTTAGGGTCATTAGGGTCAAACCTACCTACTGCATGTTTTTCAGGTTCATTAAGAACACTTTCAAATCTATCTACTACTTTTTGTGAATATGCCATTACTTATTAAATATCCTATCCCAGTTATCATCAAACTGTTCTTTAGACACAGATTGTTTTCTAGGTCTTGAACCTTTACCAATACGACCACCATTCTTCTTATTCGTCATAAGAACTGGCTTTTCATTACTTCCTATCTGTGGCATCTTACCATTTAACTTTATTAGCCCACCATGCAGCAGACATTTTACCACGAGCAATATTTTTAGCGTGACGAGCTTTAAAAGATTTACGTTTTGCTTTCATACGAGCAGACTCACCTTTTTTAGGTTTACCTGCTGTACCTTTAACTGTACCAACTTTTTTTCCTTGTTGTCCGAAGCGAATAGTTTTTATCTTATCCCCTTCTTTTGCAACAACAATGTGAGACTTCGTTGGATGATTAGGAGTACGTTTAGGTTTGTTATAACCACTTACTCCTGCTCGTTTTAAACGTGGGTCTTTAGCTTTACCACCTTTTTTATAATCTTCTCTCATCATATTAGAATGGTTCTTTTGTAATATTTTTAATATTATGTTTTATATTGTTGTATGTTTCAGGCTTAAACTTTTTTAAACCAAGACCAGTAATAACTAGTAACACAACTAGAAAAATAAATATATCCATATTATTATCTCCTTTTCTTTTTAGTTTTAGTTTTACGATGTAAGCCATGTTGAGCATGTTGCTTACCCTTTGCAGTGGCTTCTCTCTTCTTTTTATTTGCAGCAGCTAACTTACGTCTACCGGCTGCAGTTGATTTAAGTTTTTTAATCTTTGCAGATGGAGCATAGACCTCTCCAGTTTCAGAAGATTTCTTTCCACTGGGAGTTCTCCATTTCTGTTTTGTCCATTTCTTTAAAGACCTTTGAGATTTTTTAAGTGCCATTATTTATCCTTTTCACTATATAAATTATTAAAAGTTATTTCTGGATTCATATAACTTTCGTGTCCTTCTGCAGAATGTAACCACTGGGAAGGGATAAAGTCTGGTGGTCCTTCACCAGTTGCCCACAATGCAGGGTTAGTAACTCTAACTCTGTTATTGGGTAATGCAATAATATTTCCTTTCCAAGGACAATCTTCTGTAATATATAGTACGTGAGACTGTTTATGTTGTGCCGGGTCGTCAGCAATACTGTTATCGGTGTAGTCTACAGTAAACAAATATCTTGCTGTGTAGAACTCATTTGCAATTTTAGCAATCCAAGGTGATGAACTTGTTCTATCTAAAACCACAACTGAGTGTGTTCTAGCTTCACAATCCCAAGGCTGCACCAAATGATTTTCCATTGGTTCTGCCCATTCATCCATAGGTATGTCAGCTACTAAACCTTGTATGGGCATCCTAGCCCACATAGCTCCACCATGAATATTACCTTCTTCCCAATCATCTCGGTCTACTTCATTTCCAGTAAATACTACTTGAAAACTAAGAGACCTATCAGGTATTGTGTTTACTGCTATTGCTAGTGCATGAATAAACTCACCATGATATTTTAAATGATTGTGTGTAAACTCCCTCCTTACCCAACATGGAAAGTGAGGAATATTACTCATTAAGAAAGACATTTAACCTTTCTTCTTCTTACGAGTAGCTTTCCTTTTAACTACTCTTTTAGCTCCCCCTTTAGACATACTTTTCTTTTTCTTAGCTCCACCTTTAGCGTAGCCTTTTCTCATTTTGTGCTGTGGTGTATGTGGCATTATATGCTCCTTACATTAGTTAATATTAAGTCTTGCGACCATGTTGTTTTCGGATAGCTTCTTTTCCTTTCTTAGCTATCTGAGCCTGTGTAGCTTTACCTGCTACTTTAGCACGTTGTTCTAATACTGTCAATATCTGTATCTTACGTGCAAAAGGTTTTTTAATTCGTTTTACTTTGGCTACTGTAGCTCTGGCATCAGCCGGAGTTGCAAACTTAATTGATACAGTATCCTTTGGATTCTCGTCTGTGTATAGTCTTCTTCCACTACCCTTAGGTTTTTTACCTGTTCCTTTCTTAGGGTCTCTTTTCTTTTTAGTCATGACTGTAAATTATAAATAATTAATAATATGAATATTGCTCCGAGTACTGGTGGTAGTGTAGGTAAGAACACCATGTACCATAAAGGTCTACTAAGTAACTTACGATTTGTATCCTCCACCTGCTGCTTTGTATTGTTTTGCAAGCATCTGTGCTTTTCTTGCACTCCATTGTCCGGGTCTTCCACCTTTACTCCCTGCTTTAATTTTATTAAATAATCTTTTACGCATAGTAGGTTTTGTATAGTTACCTGCTTTGTTTACTGTAGATTTCTTTTTAGTTGTTGTTTTCTTTCTTGGCATTGTTCTTCCTTCGCTTTTGCATTAGATGCTCCCACATAATATTGTTAGCATCCAACTTCTGTTTCATCGTAGCTGTCTTCTTCTTCATATTCTATTTCTTCAGCATCTATTGTTACAGGAGCTTTATCTGGTAATATAAAGATACCACTAGATGCTTGCATATTAATATCTAACTTCTCAGACTTTGACACTCCTACACGGTCTAATAAAGACTGTGCAGCTACCAGTTTATTACTAGCCTGAGGTATTGGTTTATCCGAATCCATGATTTCTAAGAGCTTAAAAGCTGCCTTAGGTGCATTATGAGCTAGTACATCCTTAGTTAACTCTAAGACTTCGTTCTTTAAAGACTTTAAAACCTGATAATGTCCACCAGAATAACCTGCTAAAGCTGCTGCAGCCTTTGCATCTCCTTGTGTTTCTACAAGATTGTCTAAAAATAATTGTTGTTTGTCTGTAAGCTTTCTAGCTTGTTGAGTTGTGGGTATAATACTGCTCATGTAAACTAGTATAAGGTGCTATGAAAAAAAGTCAAGAAGGACTTGACAAAAAGCTCTCTGGACTGTAGAATGAGGCTTGTCCGGTAGGCAGGTTAGCACCTACAGGATACCCACCACTATATAGTCTTTAAAGCCCGACCTTTCTGGTTTACACCCCAAACAGCAAAAAATATATAACCACACCATAGATATATACGGAGGGTGGTATGGTCTCCTGCGTACCTACAACAAGCCAGTTGGTTAGTAGGTCTATGGACCTACCAATACTTTACAGGCTAACTAAGCTATAGAAGATGGTCAAGATAATCTTCCTTTTATCGTTTGTATTGTATTGGAAGTCCTGTAAAGTATTGCTATCATATCTAGAATAAAAAATTTTATGCCAACAAGAGGATTTGCTTGTGCAAGCCAAAGACTTTGTAGGGCATTGTAGCCTATCGCATCACATTGGTAGGATTGTAAGTCTCTCCTTTAATCACAAAAACCACCTAGTTTACAAAATCTACAAAGTTTATGTACGTTAATATTATTAGTATTAAACTGAAAACTTCATAAACTTCAAAGACTTAGGTGGTTTTTGTGTATCATTAAGTCTTTGGCTGTATCCATATTAGCTCCTTAGATTTAGTTAGAGTTAATGTATTTGATTTAACTGGAAGAGATGTAATCAGATGGCATCAAATCAGACGTGTATTACAGGAGCTTTGCTACATAAGTATGCTCTTCTCACGCTCTGCTGACATGCTGTGTTATTATGCAGGAATTGATAGTTTTTGATTTTCGGTAACTAATATAAAGACAGCATAAAATTTATCCTATGTAACTATTTACCAGTCGGCATCATTGAATAACCTACGTCAAAAGTCAACAGGCTGATAAGATTTTTTAAATACTTTGTTTTTAATAATTTATTTGTATTTAAAAAATCAACAGCCTGTAAGCACTGCTTTTGACGTAGAACATTACAATAATGCTTTATCGACTTATAGTTAATAGGAGAAATTTTATGATATTAGTTACTTTCGAAAATCAAGAAACTATTCAATTCGATAATAACGACAGATTTACAGCAGAGGTTCTAATAGATACTTATGTATCTGCAGGACTTCCTGTAATAAACCTCAGATGTAGTGATGCATCTGATTACATGGCTCTTCAAGATTATATCTTGGAGATTAACTCTAAAATCCATAACTAAATCTAAGGAGGTATAATATGGATAAAACTTTTGACATTAATGATTTTGATTCGGAGAGACTTAAAAGTCCTGCAACTTGGAATCAATGTGATGCGATAGGCAAGAAATTTGCCAAAACTAAAGATGGGATGAATTGGAGATTGCACAAGCAAATCCGAGCTTGTTTATATAATGAAATTAAACAAGGGAAACTATCTTTTGCTCAAGCATCTGATATGATAGCAAATAAGAAAACTCTTCCAATACAATACAAAAGGAAGATAACTGCTTATCTTGACGCTAATCAAGAAGCTTAGTTAGCTATCTGAAAGGGTAGGTCTTTAATTAGACCTACTCTTTTTTTATGCTTGTTGTAGGTATATAATAAATGACTTAGCTAAAGCTAAGACTTCTTTTTTTAGGAGACCATACCACTATACAATATTTTATTAAAGTACGATGTTTGTTTTATTGAATAGGGGCGTTGTGTGGAGGGCGTATTTTATGTACCTTTTATCTTTATGTACCATAAAATTTATGTACCTTTTATGTACCTTTTACTATAAAAACTATTTAATATATATTAAATATTATATGCTTGCAATCTTGGTCGGAGTGTGCTAAGCTCTTGGGGAAATGGCAGGAAACAACAAAGTCTTTAAATATATATTACAAGTAAGAAATATAGTATGCTTGCAATGGTCGGTCGGCTGTGGTATAATTTATGGGCTTTGGGCGACTTGCCCCATTTGTTTAATAATAATAACCTGAGGAGGTTTTAATATGGCAGTAAATGTTAGTGTTCATGATGTAACTAAAGTTGAAGTTCAAAAAGCTACTCTTACTAGAGAAAATGGTGAGACATGGTTTGTTACTAAAGAAATAATAGTGACAGATGATAGTGATAAAGAAGTTCTTAAAGTAACTTTGTTTGCTGATGATGTTGAAGAAATATTGTTTAATGAAATTGAGGAGGTGTAGTGGAAAAGATTATTTTTGACTCAGAGCTAGTTAAACAGCTCATAAAAGATATTGAAGATAGTAAGAATGACGAACTTAATTTTGAGGAGGATTAATGAGTTTTAGAACACAAGACTTAGCATTCAATCATTATCGTAATAAAGGTTTTGCTTGCAATCATTTGCCGGCTGTGGTACAATTTATGGGCATTGGGCATCTTGCCCTTTTTAATAATAATAATAATACCTGAGGAGGTAATCAAGATATGAGTAAAACTACTTATACTGTAAAAGGGAGTGCGACTTCCACACCAATCGCATTAGCACCATTATCAATTCAAAAGATTTGGAATAGAGGAACTGAGTTAGGAGTTAATATCCTAAGAGTCAGAGCTGTTAAAAATCGTAATGAAATATCTACTGGTGCTACATTTGATGGCTATCACAAAGATAAAGTTTCTATTTATAGCCAAAAAGCTAACCCTGCTAAAGAGCTTTGGTTTAGGAGGTTTGTTAAACTGAATGAAGCTAACAAGAGTATGCAAGTTCTTGAAGTTGCAGATAACCTTGATGTTCAAGATACTTTGAATGTCATGGACTCTTACAATACATTTGCCAATGGTAATGTATTTATTAGGTTCTTCAGAAAAGTCTTTAGCTTAGTCTAAAGCAATCTTAGTGTAGCTAGACTAATAGTAACTGGGAGCAGAATGTATTTATATATTCGTAAGTCTTGAACTTAGTTTAGCTACACACTTTTTTAATAACAATCTATGGAGATAGAAATATGGCACAAATGAGAAAATTTGAGCAAGAAGCAATAGTTAATCAGATAATTAAAACTATTAAATCTAAACGTGAAAAACAAAATGAGACTTTAAAATCACATAAAAAATATTTAGCTGTAGTAGCAGTTAATGAGGATATTAAAGACCTTGAAAATAAACTAAGAATTCTTCGAATAGAAAAAGAGAGTCTTCAAAACTCAAGACGAGACCTAATAAACGACTTTAATGAGAAATTCGATGTTGAATTAGATTATGATTATAATGATAATCTGAATTTCAATTTTAAAGAATGGACTATTAGACGAGATGTTGAAGACCAATTAGCTATAGCTTTACTTGATAGTGAGTGGAAAGATAATCTACCTGCTATTATGGAGGAGATTGCTAGTCAATTTTAATTTAGGAGATAGATATGCCTACATATAAATTACTATCAAAAGGTAGTGTTAAAATAGATAAAGGTAATAAGATACAAAGCAAATATTTTAGTAGAGTTATGTATCTTGCACCACACGACTTAGCTGATGGCAAACGTACTGTATGTCCATATGCTACAGTTGCTAAATGCCATGAGCCATGTTTAAATCTATCAGGTAATGGATTTTATACTAATGTTCAAAAAGGTAGAATTAGAAAGACTTTATTGTTTTTAGATAACTATGATACATTCATGGAGTATTTAATTGAGGACATACACAAGTTTATTGATGAGTGTTATGAGCTTGATAAGATACCATGTCTAAGACTTAATGGTACTTCGGATATACAATGGGAACATCAGTTGGTTGATGGTAAGAATATATTTGAAATATTTCCTGATGTCTTGTTTTATGATTACACCAAGATACCTACACGAAAAGTTTCACATATTAAAAACTATCATTTGACTTGGAGTTACTCAGAAGCTAACGATAAGTATGCTAAATTATTTGATAAGGTACAATGCAACAAAGCTGTTGTATTTAGAAAAGAATTACCTGAGACTTTCAAAGGTCTCAAAGTAATAAATGGTGACAAACATGATATGAGATTTCTTGACGAACCTAACGTAGTAGTTGGGTTACTAGCAAAAGCTAAAGCTAAGAAAGATTATTCAGGGTTTGTTGTTGATAACTTAATAGAAACGAGGGCAGTAGTATGATGATACTAAATTACGAAAGTAAAAAAGAGTTGAAAGAAAATATAGGTAAGCCATTGAGGTATACTGAAACTTCTTTCTTTGGTGAAGAATATGAAAGCAATGGAACTTTTGTAGGTTGTAATCGACCATATGACCCAAGAGGTACAGGAACTAGAGAGTTCTTTGCAACAGTTACAATGGTTGATAATTTAATAAGTGAGGTAAAATAATATGGGTAGTGGATACGAAAAAACAGCTAAAGAGCACATGGTTCTAAGTGGATTAGAAAATTATATTGAAGATACGATTGAGTATTCTGATACAATACTTAGCATTCATAATGATGTAGAAGATGTTAAACAAACTGCAGAAGATAATCATAGATATGCTATGGAACATATTAATGACGAGTATAATAAATTAGAGTCACATATTGATAACGAAGTATATAACTTAAAAGATATGGATAATGATTTAAAAGATTATATTGATGTACTTGAAGAACGCATTGAAGAACTTGAAAAATTAATTGAGGAGGTACAAAAATGAGTAATGAAGCAAACGAAAGACTACAAGAGTTTATAAGTGAAGAAGTATCTAGACAGTGGCAACTTCCTAATAGACCTGATTTAGAGAAAGACTGTGTAGATTTTATATGGGATAGATGGGGAGAAAACCCTTATCAAGACGAAGTATATATAACTTTTTTATTAATACAGTTTCTATCAGGTCATTGTCGTAATGCATTATCTTCACAAGATATTGACTTTATGGCTATAGAAGAGATACATAGAAATTTAGAAAGACAATTAGAGGAAACAAGATGAAAGCAATATTAATTGATGTACATACACAATCAGTAACTGAGGTAGAACATGATAATACTTTAGATAATATTTATGATTTATTAAACTGCAGAACTTTTGATGTAGTTAGGATTGATGAAGTAGATAGTATTTATGTTGATGATGAAGGATTATTTGTAGACGACCAGTTATTCTTTGAGTATGGTGGTGATGCCCAATCTGTTAGACTAGCAGGTAATGGATTAATACTTGGAGTAGATGATGAAGGCAACTCTATTAGTCCTCAAACAACTGTTGAAGAAGTGGAGGGTAGAGTTGGTTTCTTACCTAGAGGATATTCATGGTAGACGTTGAAGTATATGGATATGACGACAATGGTATCAATGTTGAATGGTATTGGAGTGACCAAGTAAAAAAGAATTGGAAGACTTGGAAACCTAAGGTGGAGGATGTATTACTAGTAGACTTGACACACACCCAAAGAAATGGTAAAATTATCTATGAAATTTTTCAGGATGTAATGGATAAAGAACATCCTAAGAAAATTAAACCAACAGGAATATATAAAGTAAGGAGGTAAAGTGGATAGTTATATAGTAGAAGTTATAGATGAATTAAATGAGTCTTGTGTTATAATTAATTATGCAGACACTATACAAGAACTAGTAGATAACATAGTTTGTATGGAGGGATTTAAATTTATCAAAAGGATTAGAAGACAATCAGATGATAAAGAAATTAAATTAACAACAGATAAAATAGATTTAGAAAAACTTAGAGTGTTAAGGTCGTTAATTGATGATGAAATTGAACTAAGAAATACATTAACAAATCAAGAGGAAGATAAAACTATACAGTGAGAAAAGCTAGACAAAAAATAGAACATACTTCTAAGACTGGTTCTAGAGGTAAAAAGACTTGGCAGGGTAGAGGGAATGTAGGTACTTCGACTATGCCAAAGAGAAAGAAACAAACCTACAAAGCTTATAGAGGGCAAGGCAAATGAAAATAACAGGATGGAAATTAGTTATCTTTTGGGAAGATGAAACTACAGAAGATGTAGTTGATGCACCTTACTGGTTAGAAACAAAAATTGACAAATATTTAGATGAATTAGAGGAGGAATATGTATGATTGAAGTATCACAAGCAACACTAGATGTCATTGAGTCTATTAAAAATAGTAGACCACTACGTTTCACATATGGAACTAGTGGTGAAAGACTAATACAACCAACAGGTTTTTTCGGAGACTTTGTTGGGTTTGAGGGCACTGATTTACAGGTATCTGAAGAAGACCCTCATAATTTTAAAAGATTTTTATTTAAAAGAGTTACTCATTGGGATGGAGTATGTTTACCTTACAAAGTTTCAGTAACATTTAAGTTTGAAGGTTATCCAACAGACAAGGAAGTAAGAGAACAACTTATCTTTCTTGCCGAAGAAAGTGACGACTTAGAATACACTATCCTACAAGATAATGACTGAGTATGACATACATAAAATATTTGCAGAACAACAAGAACATGACAGAGTAACAGCACTGTATGCTGATAATGGAGTAATTGAATTACGATATGCTGATGGCACTGCAGAGATTTACAAGAAACGTAAATGGTTAAAAGGTTTTAAATTAATAAGGAGAAGACAATGAAAATTGCAACAACACTTATATGTTTACTAGCTATAGCAGTGGGCATAAATGTTTATTCTTCGCATACAGAACGAGACAGGTTAGAAACTGCTCTACGTTTATTGGATGCACGAATAAGTGAAAATAGCACTTCTATTGAAGAGGTGGAGGATTATATTGTAGATAGCACAATAGAACTAGAACGAATGCACTACATTATGATGGATAATATTAGAGATGTAGGTAAGTCTTTGAATAGTCATGAGCATGAGCCTGTGTATATTGAAGTACCGGAAGTTCCTGCTGTAGAGATTACAACAAAGCCTGAACCTAAACCTGAACCTGCAGAAGAACCAACTTTAGAAAGAGTGTATGATGAAGAAACACAATTACATACACCAGTCTTTCCAGTTGAAAAAGAAGTGGAGGTAGTTAAGGAAACATTTAGTTGTCCGAAAGCTAACAGCAGACTTGGTAGATACATAGAAGATATAAGTATTCGTAAAGACTATGAGTTTGTGGCAACCTATGATGTTGTTGACTCTAGTATAGATAATATTAGATTTGACAAGACACTACCTAATAATTTAAAATTTGCAGTGTCAAGATATATTAAGAGCTTAACAGCTCGTGGTAATAAAGCTGATTGTAAAATATCAATTAAAGTATTGGAGAACTAAATGCAAGAATTTTATAGACTAACAAACTCTGAGTACAAAGAATGGAATAACTTTTGTACCGAGAATTACAAAGAAATATATCAGAATAAAGATGGACATATAGTACATTATATTCCTGAGTCTGATAGCTTTCATTTGTACATAGATTCAAATGAACAATCAGGTATGCAAAATTTTTTAGAAAAGATGCTTGCATATGATTTATAAGTATGGTATAATGCACTCACTCAAAGACATGACCTTGATATTAAAGGCTTTCCTTGAGTCACCGAGTAGCATTAGCCCTCTATCTCCATCCTCC